TAGTTTCAAGATCACGCAAATCAGAGACGTTAGCGGTACACTTGATGGAAGCGTCTATATAGACGTGTTCCATCAACTCTATGATCCTCTCAGAATAGCGAGAGGACCCAACGGTGTTTAAGTGTTACGGCACCGTGCCGTGCAGAGCGCTCAAGATGGCGCACATCGATCGACCGAGGGTACACACTCGTGTAGTCCCCGGACGCGATGGACATCCATCTACGTCGAGCATCTGCTTGATCGGCCCGCTCATTTGGAACGGGCGAACTAGCAAGACACTTCGCAAGCGCGGCGTATCCATCTAGCTTATCTTTTCGATAAACTGGACTTGGTACATATGCCTTAATTTCGAGGCACTGTAAATCATCATTCCACCGTGAGGCGGAGCGATAACCCAAGTACGAGATACGACCTAAGGCCGGGCTATTTCCAGCTACATAGGGAATATTCCCAAGTAGACGTTCAAGTCTTTTAAACATGAACGTGGTGGTACGCCAGTAACCCTTCAAATAGAAGAGATTAGCTGTCGCGACCCAAGAAATTAACCGATCGGCTTGCTGCCTGTTCTCGGGACACAATTGACGTAAATATGTAGGTGTAACCTCATACCCGTCAAAAGCGTCTACGCCACAAGATTCTCTAAAGCTTCCGCGATAGAAAGTCTTGGCGTTATTCACCTTGCAATTGTATTTTCGCAGGTGGTCCAGAACAGATACCGCATACGCTGCGGGAACGACGATGTCGTCCCCGTACACGTAAAGCCCCCTCGAAACATTAAAAATGTTTCGTGGACTTACAGGAAGGTTCTGAATCTCTAGGAGAGCCATTACACATATTGTGTAAAAATACATGGCTTCCACAGGGAAACAGAGAGCACTACCCATTGACGCGAATTTCCGGAGCGGTCCAACAATGGAACCGTCCGGAAGCTCAGCGTTGCTCGTCCTACATGCCTCAATCGCATCCTGAAGATCAGGATTTGAACGAAACATCATCAGTGAAAGTGAAAGCGGAACGCGATCACTAGCATCTGAGAGATCAATCGTTGCTAATTGACCTGTAGATGAAGAGCTCATAGCGAGCTTCTGATTAACTGATTGGTCAGCAAAATTAATGTGACCTCTAGTTAACCAATAGGACTCGATCTTGCGATAAAGCAAGTCTCGAATCCCTTGTTGCACAAATTGTTGGCAACAAGGCTCTATTGCTATGATTCGGGGACCTTTGAGCGTTTTCGGAACGGGAGTAACCTTAACAGGTTGCTCAGCGCTCTGTGGTATGATCGATACCATTTCGAGTTCCTTCGCAAGTTCCGGTAATCCAGTAGGATAACCGTTACCGAGCAAAGGGAAATAAGACTCGAGACGATCGTGCCACCTCTGCCACCGATACTTCTGATTTCCAGAAATACGGTCTGCAGTAGCTCCCGGACCATGCTTAGGCTGACATTCAGAAAGCTCACAAGAGCTAACCAAATTATGCCACAGCATATCAGAAACAGCCAAAAACTTGGATGTTTCTGACTCTGGGATTGAAAACTGGTCAAAGGACAGCTCAATTTCGGTGAAGTTATCAAGCGCTGCTTGCACTCTTTCAGGAGTACAGGCAATTTCCACTTTCTTGAATGTAAGGCATATTTGCCGTACAGACTCAACGACAGTAGAAAAATCGCTTGAAACCACTCCAGAGACTGGGTCATTGTTAGACCCAGCATTAATGGGGTGTTTTCCACTGAAAATCCTTCCTGTCTCTTGGTCGAATAGTTGACTGATCATACCTTGCAAAAAAGCAGGGATTGATCCATTCTTCTTAAAACCTAAGAAGAGTGTTGAGTCAATAATCCCATTCTCAAGGCTTCTTTCGAAGTCCTTACAGAATTGGGGGAGGGTAATCGTTAAAAACGATAACCCTTCACTATCGACCCGTGATCTTATAGTTTCAAGATCACGCAAATCAGAGACGTTAGCGGTACACTTGATGGAAGCGTCTATATAGACGTGTTCCATCAACTCTATGTAGCTACTTACGTTGCTTTTCAAGCCTGCCTCCTTAATTGGGAGCTAAGCTTCAAGCCACGTAATGGTCTACCTGCTTTTCAAGCAAAAGCTTGAAAACAATTGGTAACAACGTCTTAAAACGTGAGTCAGTCCCAAGGGGAAGAAATATCCACCCCTTAGTTTGACCTCGAACCACGGCCATGATACATGGTCTTAAGATTCGAGACCGAACAACTTTCCCACAGACGTACTGTCGATCCAGCCCTCAAGGGCTGCGACTTGGTAGTTGACATCAGTCGCCGTAAACCCATATTCGGGTCTTTCGATGACCATGTATGTCGTAAGCACTTGATAGTCGTTATCCGCAGTTAGCGGATCGGCCACAACTGCTCGCTGATCGATTCGGACAAGAGATCGAACTCGACCTCCTGCAACGACTTGATGGGAAATCTTCATAGTGAAGTTCCCATCGGCACTAATGTAGACCGACTGTTTTCCAGTCGATTCAACTTTAGGCATCGATTTTGCGTTACCATTGTAAGTTACTGATTGTGGATCGGTAAACATGCGATTATCTCCTTTTATGGAGCTAACCGCACTTTTCTACGTGGTTAGCCTCCAGAGTATAGGAGCGTTAATCCCGTTACGGTCCATGCCTTGCTCATGTGCACAGACGTGACTAAGGTAACAGGTAGATTGATTTTGGGACTCGATGCTGTGGACGGGCGATTGACGGCTAAGTCAACCCTTCCGAGACAACCCGAGCGCACCCAAAATCGCTAATTGTCTTGAGGTTAAATCACCCCAAGACAGGCTGAAACCATATGGAGTATTTGCATTCACACGCTGTTTTATATCGATTAAACGATGTAATTCATAACGTGCTGGGCCCGATTTCCACGGACAAAATTGTTTAAATTTTGCCGTAGTCTTCGTGTGCGCCATGACAAACAAATACTTGGCTGCGAGACCATCGGAACCCCAATCAGTGATCATGTCAACATGATCTCCTGCATTAGAGAACCAATTGATCAACCAGGTCCAAGGTGTAGCATTGTAAACAAACGAAGGATTGATCCTGGCCCCATGAATCGTCAAATGACGCTTCATTTGGTTTAAGGCATCCCAATATTGGGAGTCTCCAAGATCAAACTCCGGACGATAGTATCGGAACGACCCAGAAGAGGTAACTGTGACGTCCTGTTGGACCCACAGCTCTCTATAGGCAGTTCCATCGCCGATTAATCCCCCGATAGTGTCGCCGGCTGGTTCCATGAACCAACCGTCGTCTTTTCGGGCGAGAAAAGAGCTACTATCTGTTACGAGGGTGCGTCTCCGTCGTATATCTCTACCGTTCTCTTGAGACATCTTGTGGATAATCTCCCGAGAGTTTTGAGCAATAGTGATGAATTTTTCAACATCACTTACGAACGGAACCCATCCAAATTGATGGTTGAGAAAATGGTCGCCGACCTTTTTAGGGGCCATACGAACAGCTTGCTTCTTAGAGCCCGCTAGGAGCTTCCAACTTTCGTTGAAGACCCCAGCGGATTTCGCCAACATTCTAGGAATGTCGCGAACCTCTTTGATAGCAAGACCGAGACCGGCTTTCTCTAGGTGAGGCTTGGTTTTATTCCAAGCATCAGCACCCCACATGTCTCCCGCATTGGGCACTAATCCATTCATAGCACTGGCAACTTGACTTTGATTAGTCATAGTAAAGCCATCAGCGTATGGTGGAAAGATCGGATTACAAAATCCGCCTGTGTAAGTATAGGGACCACGTCCAACTCCCCATATGGAGAGTTCACGCGTCCCACTATGAAACTTACCGTGTCCAATAGGTCCCGAAGGAAGGCCTGAATCTATCTTTATAGAAGTGAACGGCCCACCGCTCAAATACGGAGGTCCTGCGTGGAGTTGATCCTCGCAGGTCTCAATACGAGAGAAGTAGGGCGATCCCAACTCAAAAACACCGTAAGTACCAAGATCCACGTCAATAAAGACGCCAGGGTCTTGACCGACAGTGTTGTGAAGCGTAAGCTTCCCAGTTGGAATTTGGGTTTTACCCTGCCAAGGATGGCGGGTAACCCGCGTTCGCGTTCGAAGGCCTGTAGACATGTATGTACACCTCCATAGTGTAAAAACTACGTTGGAAAAACCAACGTTGCACTGCAAATGGTTTCGAAGGACAAAGGAGTCCTTCATTCAGAGAATTGTATCGCTACAACTCTAGACGGGCCCAAAGGCC